ACTTTCCACCCCGCGGTAAAACCATTGTGTGAAGAAGTTCAAATCAAAATTGCAAGTCGTGACCCTTACTGGTGTAAGCTACCAGGTCACATGGGTCAAATCCCATGTCGTGAAACAATATATACAAGCCCTAAGCGGGATTGGTACCCGCAGTCAACCGTGACTAACCATTCAGCATTGTACCGGGGCTGATCAAACCCCCCCTTGACCCCTCCCCTCAAGCATGGGAAGGCGATGAACATGATATGAACAGGAATCATCCAGCATTGGGCGACGTGCTCGTCGCTGGCATTTTAAGGGATTTGACCCAGCCTGGCCTAGCAAAATGCATCGGCCCCAACTCAACATGAGAGGTTCATCGGGGAAATACTGATGATATCATCACCACGGCCCTGGATTGATAATGGTGTGACTATGGGGAGGCAAGCCTCCCCCACCTTCGCGCCAGGTCGCATCGTAACCATTCCATTCGGGGTTTCCAACTATCCACCCATCGCTGGTTGGTGGCCAGTGTTGCCACGCAAACGGCGTGCCAAGGAGCCTAGACCCCGTTCAGTACGAGTTAAGGTGGCCAAACCAAGGAGGTGACTAAATCCCCCTCTCGCACGACCTTCACCTCAGGCGTTCCGGAAAACAACGCCAGCAGGCTCGCCACTCGCCGCGGGCACGACGAGTGTTGAAGAATAAGCCTCGGTCAACGGGCGGACTCACACCTACGCCCGGACGACTCCGGCAGAGGGGGGGCAAACCCTGGTATTAATGCAATGTCGTCTTCCCTCTCTCACCACGGGCATTTCCTCCCGTGGCCCTGGGACAACCAGGCAAAGCCTGAATTAATCGATATAGCATCGGCGTGAAACCTGTTTTAAGCCCTACTTACGCGCAGGGGGCGGTTTTACCCGCCAAGCCTCTGGAAGGCTGGCTTTAAAGCCTTCCCAGTCCACGAGCTGGTCATAATCCCACGTGAAATCAACAAACCGGTTCTTCTCCTGATCAGTGCAGCAAAACCCGGTGGACATCAAAATTTTGTCCTCTATATAACACGTGGCATTCAATCCGCGGATGTGTTCGACGAGTTCGTTCTTGTCATCAAACTCTTGGTTCGTCCTCATCTTCAAATCATGAGTGATCTCGAACTCACAATCAATCGCATATTGCATGAACTTAGATGAAATAGTCGGCGCCAAACCTGCAAATTCGTACGCCCTCGACATAGCCGCCGCCCCGGCCAGCTTCATGCACTTGTGTCGATCATCCGCTTTGAACGCTTCAATCATACTAGGGGAACAGCTTGTGCCGGCGCGGGAAAAACACCGGTCAACTTCTGGAACCATCATCCACTCATCCTTCTTCTCATCAAAAATTGGTCCAGAATCATCCAAGCCTATGTAGTAACCTACGAAAAGCGCGCGCTCTTTCCTGATCTCAATCTTCATGTTGAACCCAATCCTTTCCCAGAATTGAAGTATCCTAACATGGAGCGACCTCCCCTCCTCTATCTTAGGGGAGGTAACCAGGATAGAATCATCACCTTCAAACGCACTATTCAACCATCTGTTGACCCCTGTCACGTCCCGGCCGTATCGATGCTCGGGATCAAGGAACAACTCAGGATCCTCAAATATGGCACAATGCCAGCACACAAAATTCATCCACCAATTCAAACAAGACGTTCCGCGATGCCCGCTACGCCTTATTGCATCAATGGTAATCTTTTGGTACTCCTTGTTCTTGGTATATGATATATCCAACTTTTCCTGTGCACATATTGATACATGAGCCTCGGCCCACGTCGAAGGTGTGGCATACATAAATCCGTTTACCAAATTAGCAACATGATTTATAACGGGATTCTCCACCAAATCACGTATGCTTGCACTGCATGTTGTGTCCCATGCGCTGCCATCACCTTCGAAAACGGTCACTAACTTCTTCGCGACCTTCCTTGGAACCCTACAAGCCTTCATGACGCGCTTTATGGATTCCTTCTTAGCAAGGCCTTTTATCCCCTTCTCTGGGAAGTGTGTCTTAATAAGGCTTTCGATGCAGTAAATTGTCATGAGCGCCATCACTTGGCCCCTGTCTTCATCAGCTATCAATAATCGCGGAGCCTTCTCCTCGGGCATAGACTCAAGCTTCACTGCTGCCTTAAGCTTAAACTGTGGATCTATTTCGCGACACAACCCCTCTATGGCATCTGTGATACGTTCGTCGGTCCATTTGCCAGATTTCACTTTCTCATAAACCAACGTGTGAATCATGTCAAGCACCTTTTTGGTGGAAAAAGGTGCGTTCCTCTTACCATGTATGGATTGATGTATCATGCGCTTAATCTTGATCTCATCAGCTTCACTCCCAGCGTAAGGACGTTGCTTCTTGTTTATGCGTTCTTCAATCGCTTTAATAGCGTTAAGAACCTCCTGTGCGTAAACATTGGGCTCAACGGATATAGGTTGAGACAACACGCCACAAATTTGCTTGCGACCAACGTCGTTGGTTGTTTGCCCAACCACACCAATGCCACAGTCCTTACGTATTACTCGTCCTTCTACCGTGGCGCGAATTTCCGAATCATCGTCGTCATTCCCGCCTCCGGGGTGCTCATTAATATAGGAAGCACCTTCCTTTTGATAACCCAGCTCGTTCTTTGGGCTCTTCCCTTGCGCGTCGTCATCAGCATTATTCGATGGCGATACACGGGCGTTCTCCTCAGTTGCCCCGATGCGGACAAGGCGTGTACGGAAATACTCAGAGGTGTACAGTAATGGAAACTGATATCTGTGCCAATGCACAAACCACCCCAACGTCATCCCTGCAACGCGATGCCCCGTCCACCTCACGATCTTCCACATGTATGTTGTGTAGCTCGTCAGGCGATTCATCCAGAACTTGTGGGGCTGGCACTTATAGTGCGCAACAGCCCATGGTGCCAACACCCTCATGGTGACGGAATCCTCTGTACCGTCATCCCACAACTGTAAATTGCGTTGGTAAACCACAGCCCTAAAGATTTTCATCTTGGACTCAGCAAAGATCTGGTTCGTGACAACCTTATCGAGGAGTGCGTATTCCTTCTGAGAAAGGTTAACGCTCCTTTTAATCACGATTTCATCATCATCTTCCATGATTAATTGATGCTCGTCGACGTCAAACATCTCCGCCTTGCGACGGATTAGTGGAATTTCGATGCGGTAGTAACCAGCCCGAGAAGCTGCCCGTTCCCACATCCAATCTTCCACGTCATTAGTCGTGAAATCGCAATTACCAGCATACAACAGCGACGTCATAGCTGGGGCGGCGGTGTTACCCGCCTAAATTGATCTATAGCCCAGTCAGGTTTCCCCAACCGCCCGGACAATCACCCCGAGATTCCGTTCTGCCCCCCACGCCCAGGTCAGCGTGAG